GATGCTGTTTTAGTTGTTGCCGTAAGGATGAGCCATAAAGTGAGCCAGAGTAGGTGCCAGTAGCATCTTATACGTTATTTATGTCCCAATAGCCTTTTTTAAAGTATATGTTCTTGATGGCACCATAAGGATAGAATATGGGCAGCATGAAACGTGCTGTTTCGTCTAGGCCACAAATGATGGGCACCTGATCAAATGCGTTGGCCAAGCGTCCCACAGGGTTGGTACCAATGGTGAATATGTCACTGTGCTCGGTAGCAAACTGCCATACCCAAACACGCTGTTCACCTTGGAAGTATTCTCCAAACTCTAGCCATTCCATGTGTGCTGATGTGGCCACAGGAGGTGCCAATTGCTGTGGCTGAGTAATGAGTCCAATGGCCTGCAGAACTGTGTCAAAATTGCGTTGTTGTTCACGCTCTAGTGTATCGGGCCCGCGAGTAACGTTGGTCTGTGTTATATCAACCAAGGTGTATAAACGATAATATTCTACGTTGCTCTGCATGTGAATATTTAGTCAACAAAAAACCCACCGAAGTGGGTTTTTGTTATAGTTATAAAAACTATTAAGCTAGTTTGATACCACCAGTTGATGTAACTGTGATACTGTTGCTGCTTGCCCAGATGTTACCTGTAGCACCGATGTTACCACCAGTTGCAGGAGCCCATTGACCTGCACCGCTTTGAATAACATAAGCCAATGCCGAGTCAGTTGCCCAACCACTACGTTCAACCAAGATGTTGATTTGTGATGTACCAGCTGAGTTTGTACCGTCGACTTGGTAAGCCAATACAGAAGCATTGCCTTCAACCCAACGTAGGATAGTTTCAACTGCACCACCAGTTGTCAACTCAGCTGCCAAGTTACCATAAGAACCACTTGGAGCGCCTGCTGCCAAAAGAATCTTGTAAGATGTCAAAGGTGCTGCGATACCTGTGTTGATAATCGATGCGTTAGCAAAAGCACGACCTGCGTCAACTTGTACGACGCCTGCTGCGTCACCATTAATACGTGTAAATACTGCCATTTTGTTTTTCCTTTTAATTAAATGAGCCTCATGGGCTGCATACTTTTATTTAGCTCTTGCGCTAAAATACTAGGCTCTTCCTGCGAAGTTTGCCGCTGAAAATACCCCACGGTTTACCAACTTGATAAATCCGCTGGGAGTATCAATGTTAAATCCCTCGCCTTTGGGCGTGTCTCCAACATACTGCTCTATGCTGCCAACTTGTGGTTCTAGTTGTTCTAGAACTGCCATTTTCAGCGTAGTTATTGCACTGTACACAGCATCTAATGCCTGTATAACGGGTTTATTTTCGTCACTGGCAATCACTGCATATTGTGGTTTGCTCAGTTTAGTCTGTAGCCATTCGGGCCCAACTGCCTGTCCTGTCACCTTGCGATTATAATAGGTCTGTAGTGTGGCCTTGCTAGAGCCTGTGATGCTGCCAAGAAAGTCATCTCCACCTAAGGCTGCAAATTTCTTAACTGCTGCACGGGCTGCGTTTTCAACTTTGACAGGGCGTTTCATCTTGAAGGTAATACCCATGTTGCCTGTGAATACTGTACACCACTGAGTGCTGTCTGCCAGGCCTTCTAGACCGTTCATGCTGTGACGTCCAACCAGTGGAGTTTCTTTGTTGTTCTCTACATCTGTGCCCATGCTGTGTACAGCAATGCCTACCTGTCGTCCTGCAATTTTTTGACCTACTTCTGTGTCAACAGGCACCTTGTAGGTAACGCCGTGCGGGTTGGGCTTGAATACAAATTTGCCCTCTATGGGCTGTAAGGGTTCAGTCCACATCAAATCGCCTTGCACAAAGCCACGGAACGATGGGGGACAAATTGAACCTACGGCGTTAAAAGCAGACGCTAATTTACGTGCTACTTCAATATTCTTTCCGTTTTTGATGTAAAAATCTAACAGTTCTTGTGCTGTAGTAACTTGGCCGCCGGGCACACCAATGTACTCTTTATAGTTCATTGTGAACCGGCCATCACTTGTTCTACGTCCAAACACTATAGCAGGGCTTCCATCCCACTTGATAGTGACTGTCTGTGGCTGGTCGATTGCGCTCACAATACCATTGATGGCATCCATGGCACTTTCACTACCGCTAAAGATAAAGTCTTCGGGGTGCGGAGTACGTGCTGCCTCAGTCAAGTATTGTACAAATTCAAGCAACATTATTTGAGTCTCTGATTAATATAACGGAACCAGTTGTTGGGATGTGCGCTGTCTTCCAGTGTGGGCATTTCGCGTCCCGAGGTCTTCAAATAGTTGGCAAAGTCATGCAGTTTGGCGTCACGTTGCGGATCGTTGCGTAGTGCTGCGATAGTGCTTTCTACTCCAGCTAGGTCACTAATGGTGCCTGTGGGACCAATCAACAAGTGAGCCATTTTGGCAGGATCATTGGTGACCAGTTCGTTGGTACTACGATCATGTACTCCGCTGTTGACGTTGACTTTGACGCCCAGTACTTTACCAATGCTGTTGAACAACACAGCACGGTCAACACCTTTGAAAGCACTGCCATCGGGCATGGCTGCAAGCATGAACCGGCTCCACTTCAAGTCGTTTAAGAAGTTGAAGTCTACTTGCACAAATCCCTGTTTGGGATCGCCGTTGATGGGGCATTTGAAATGTACTTCAATTCCAGTCTGATCAATCCAACCATCTAACATGGCAGGCTTGCCGCCCTTGGCTTTACGGTTTACAATTTGATCCTCAGGAATGCCCTGTTGTTTGCACCAGTTGACCAGTGTGCCTAGTACAGCATCTTTGGTGATCAGTTTGGCATCCAGTGCAAGATCAATGTCGCCACTGGTTTCACGTTTGCCTGTGCTGCCCACCATGGTGTCCATGAGACTTAATCCAGTGACTTGTTCTAGCCATTGGACTGTAGTAGGCACATCAATACGGTTAATGCGCTGTGTAGCAGGAGTCTTATCCTCGTGCTTGAATACGTTGCCGCCTTCTGTTAAGATCATTTGCCGTCTCTCATCTGTTTCCACAACATGGCACCAAAGTCACGTGTGAATGATTCATTGGTAGGAACTTGCACCTTAGGTCGACCTGTCCACTGTTTAACCGCAGCATTAGGAGCTTTTACTGCTTGACCTCTAGTAGCCATTTTCTGTGCTAAACTTTGACGTGCTTGTGGCGTAGCCGCTTGTGGTGCTTGACCTTGTGGTGCTTGACCAAAATTAGCAGGAACAGGTACGTCGCCGGTCACACTACGTTTTGGCTGTGCGTTTTGTGTCGCTTGTTGCTGTTGTTGATTAGCAGCCGCTGCCCGATTGGCCTGTGCATTAGGATTGTTAGGATTGGCTCTATGAACTTGCCCGGTAGGTGTTTGTGTTAATGTACCACCGGTGCTGGTTTTTTCAGGAGGTGCATAACTCTTTAGTTGTCCTGTCATTTGTCCAAACGGATTAGGTGCATTTGCTGGCTCGTTATTTACTTCTGCATCATTGCTAGTAGCATCTGCTGCTGGCGCTGCTGCCGCAGTTGGTGCTGTTGGCGTTGGTGATGTTGGCGTTGGTGATGTTGGCGTTGGTGATGTTGGCGCTGCTACTGATCTAGTCTTAGTACCAGATTTCATCAAACCTGCCATTGCATTGGTCACTGCACCACCAATATCGTCTGCCTGGCCGCCGGGCAAATCTAATTGAGTTTTTGCTGCACCTTGTTGTGCCATTGGATTTTCTTCCCCGGCGCCACCTGCAGGTGCTCCTCCAGGACCTGTTGCCCCTGCGGCTGGAGTAGCAGTAGTGCCACCTGCACCAGCAGTCGGAATTCCCATGTTCTTAAAGATACCGTTAATAACGGCTTTTCCTACTCCAGCTTTTTGCAAGAGTGCAGCAATTTGTTCGCTGTCGTCGGGCATGTCAGCTTTTTGCCAAGCAGATTTTAATTTGTCAACTGTGACTTTATTAGTCAAGTTCTTGCCCATAGTTTTAAAGTAGTCACCTAGGCCTTCAAACACTGCGGTAATACCGGCTTCAGTAAGTGCAACACCGCCACGCTCACGACCTAGGCTTTCTCTCAGCAACCAGGCACGTGCAGTTTGGCGACTGTCAATATATTCACGTAGTCTAATACCGTTGGCTGCGGAACGATTTAGTTGGTCCACCCAAGGATTGCCAGTTGGTGTATAATTGCCAGCTGGTGCTGTCGGAGTTCTGCCAGCATTGATACTTTGCTGTACATAGTCGTCTAGGTCAGCTTGATTTTTAATTGGCATAGTCTGCGGATTTGATCTTGCCATTATTTCCGCAGCTTTTATATCATTTTGGTTTGGCGTTGTTCTACCATACTTGGCAGCTTCTTGACTAGCAAGGTCTTGAACTTTCTGGTCCACTGGAATCGGAGCATTGATTTCGTCTTGACTAAAATCGCTGCCGCCATTGTCATCCATTGGCACTTGCTGCATTGGTTGACCATCACGTCCAATTGGTGCTGCTTGTCTATAAGAACCATCACTAGGTGTGTCAGGACCAATGGATTGTGTTGTGTGTTTTTGTGCGCCGCCTGCATCCCAGCCTTGTCCTGTTCCTGCATCAAATTTACCTAGGTCAGGTTGACTGTCGGGGAATGTGGTTGGTAGAGGATTCTTGCTTAGTTGGTCAAGTTGATCTGAACTCATGCCCGTTACACGCTGAATTTGTAACTTTTCAGCTGGGCTGGCGTTTGCCCATTCTTGCGCTGCTGAATTCTGAACTTCATTGTTTTTTGCCTGTACGTCATCGGGCAACTTGAAATCGGGTTCGCCAGCAACACGCTGTGCCTGTGCGTCTGCTTGATGCTGTTGCCAGCCATGTGCAACGGCTTGTGCGCCTTGTGCAAGTGCGCCACCAACGCCACCAACTGCGGCACCCATGCCTGCACCCTTGAGTGCATCCATACCAGCATCTTTCCAGCCCTTGCCTTGCATCTTACCGCGCACTAGTCCAGTTAGTCCACCAACAACACTGCCAGTCAAGGCAGCAGTGGCCGCTAAAGGCAATCCTAGTCCAGCAATGGCAGGACCTGCCACTATGCCAGCAATACCGCTGACGGCTGTTAAAATTAATGTTTGTGTAACAGGATTGTTGACACCCTGTTTGATAAGATCCATAACACTCTGTTTGGCTTTGGGATCTTGAATTTGTGCTGCGGCCTCTTGTGCTTGCTGTTCAAAGTTTTGCACAGGACCAGCATCGGCAGGAGGCAAGTTTTGTACAAACTGTTGTTTTTGTTTAGGACTTAAAACTTTGGCAGCTAGATCTTTAATTTTTTGAGCGCCTTGCAAAGCCATGTTTGTAACACCTTTGCCTGCGGCAGCTAGGTCTTGTCCAGCAGCACTAGCAACATCTGCACCTTTGCCTAGGAAAGAACGATTGGCGCCCAAGTCAGACATGCCTTGCTCGGCTTGTTGGAAAATGTCTGTGATCTGTTGTGAAGTTAACTGTGCCTCTGATAGAATACTTTTACTCTGAAGGCTTGTAATAAAAGGCACAGTAAAATTTTCGTACATGGTACGCATGTACTGTGCAGTTTTTGTATCAGTATTTCTTGAAAGACTCTCAACAATCTGTTGAGCTGTGGTCAGCTGTTTTAATTCATTAATTTTCATTTGGGCGTGTTCTCCGGATTCCACGGGTAAATTTAGTTGGGTCTTGCGCTCGTATGCTGTTCAACAATCTGCGTTCTAGATCGTCTGCAACTTCAGCATCATAGTTTTCACGTATATGATTCATGAGATTGATAGCACTTGCGATGACATTAGTGGCACGACTTTCAATGAGACTGTTTTTGTCCCTTTGTAAGCCCATGCTGGATAATTCTTCTAAAATGCTACGGGTCTGCTTTTGCAAGATTTACTCCAATCTATTGTATATTTATGTGTTAACAATAATTATCGATTGCCCAGTGAGGCTTAAATATTATTATGAACGATTATTTTTGTGTTTTGCCTTTTTTTGGATACGAATACAGTATCAGCAGCGGCACTCATTGTTGCTTATTACCCAATGGTTATGATTTAACATCTATTAGAAACAGTATATTGGCCGGTGAGAGAAGCCCGTTTTGCAGTGCCTGTTGGAACTTAGAAGATGCCGGACTCACAAGCGATAGAAAACTTAAAAATTCAGCACTGGATTTTTATTGGGATCGCGACATTCGATATATCGAAGAAGATGTAAGGCAGGGCAAATATAAAACCATAATGGTTAAAAATGTAACTAGCAATACCTGTAATTCAACTTGTGTTACCTGTAATTCTGGAGCATCCAGTGCCTGGGCCCCGCTCGAAAAGAAAATTGGGATAACCCCAAACATAGCAGAATCAATGTCAAAAGAAACCATTGATAAAAACTTAGATTTTAAAGATTTGATCATGTTGAATTTTGTTGGCGGGGAACCGTTGTACGAAAAGAAAAATTTTTACATACTTGAAAAATTAATAGAACATAATAATACAAATTGTTTTATAGCCATAACCACAAACGGTTCTGTTCGTCTGTCAGAAGATGAAAAAGAGTTGTTTAAAAAATTTAAGAATCTAAATTTTAACATCAGCATAGATGGAGTTGGTCCCGTGTTTGAGTATATGAGGTATCCGTTGAAATGGGATGTGCTGTTGGATAATTTGGAGTTTTTTAGAACTGTTACTGATAATACCAGCGTCAGCTATACTACAAGTAACCTCAATGTTTTGTATCACCACCAAACAGTTGCTTGGTTCAATGAACAAAAATTAAACTATCACTATAACCCAGTTATCAATCCCAAATATTTCAGTCCCAAATCATTGCCTAAGAAAATAAAAGAGGCAATTTGCAATAAAGTTGGATTGACCAAAGACTTAGAATTTTTCTTTGGGACTGAACATACAGAGCAGGACGATGAAAATTTTAAACAATTACTCAGCGTCATCTCTGTACAAGACGAAGTCAAAGGTATCAATATCAGAGATTACCTCCCTGAATTTTGCGATTTAATCGGACTTTTTTAGCCCGGCAATCATGCTTTTTAGTTTGGCACTTTGTGCATCACCTGAGGCACGTGGCTGCGGTGCTTCTAGGTTAAACCCTGCCCGGGGCTGTGCTCGTTCAAACTTAGCCTCACCCTCGCCCTCATCTGTGGCTGTACCCTTGATCTTGCTCATGATATTGGCCACACTAGGAGGACCGCTGCCCTGTGCAGCATCCAAACCTGGGTCTGTAATACGCATGGTTTCGATGTTGTACTCAAGGTCAATCTTTTGATCAACACCTGTACTACTACGACTTTTCAAACACTGTATTTGATAACGTCCACGTTCTTTCATGGCTCTGCTGGTCAAGATACCAAACACGTTATCTGCTGTGTTAATTTTACTGATACCACCAGAGATATGACTGTGGTTGAACTCTACTTCTTCCACAGCTGATCGGTTAAGTTGCGATGCAGTTACCATCAAGATGCCCAGCTCTTTGGCCAAGTTGCGTAGTTCTTCTGACACATACTTGTCTTTGACGAACAGGTCATTAGGACTGACTTTGGCGCTGACAGGCATGACCAAGTCCAAATAGTCAATCATAACAAAGTCAACTTTTTTACCTGTCTGTATCTGATACTCTTTCAAATAACTGCGAATGTCATTTACATTACTCTGTGCAGGCAAGGCTTTGATCTGATAGTTGCCTGACTTTTTACCAATCATGCCAACACGCAGGCTGGTGTTGTCAATGTCCTTGCGAATGTCTCTAGTACTGGAATTGGTCAACATGGCATCACTACGCAGGCCTGTGAGTTCTTCACTCAGTTCCAAGGTCACATATACGCCGCTCAAGCCCTGTTGTAGCCAGTTGAGTGCTATGTTCATCATGACCAAGGACTTGCCCGAGCCCGATCCTCCTGCAAAGATGTTGAGCTCGCCGCGGCTAAAGCCACCATACAACAAGCGATCTAGTTGTGGCCAACCTGTTGAAACTTGCCCGCCGCTATCGAAGTATCTTTTAATACGAGCCGCAGGATCAGCAAAGTAATCCGTGCCCATGTCTTTAGTAAGTGATATCTGTACTGCATCTTTGATTAACTTTTCT